AGATTCTGTTTGTTCAATACCATCTCTTGTACCACTACCTACTAATACTATTAATTTATCTATTTCAGGGTATTGTTTTAAGGCTTCTTCTACAACTAAAAAATGACCAGCAGTAGGTGGTTTAAACCCACCAGCATATAAAGCTACTACTTCTTTTTTATCTTCAACAAGAATACCTTCTACTAAAAATTTAGTTAATTGATTCATTATAGGAATGAGCTGATTTTTGATTGTGCTTCTTCTTTAGATACTGAAGAGTTTATAATGTTTTGTACTTCACCCGAATCTAGAAATGATTGAACTTCAGCATTTAATTTATCTGCTTGTTGTTTCTTTTTAGCTAATTCTTTATCAGTTTTAGGTTTACCATCTTTTACTTTAAATGGCTCCATATATGTTTGTAGAATTTTTTCTACATCTTGCATTGTTTCATCATCACCAGTATTGGCTACAGAAACGAATTTATCACCAAACATATCTTGGTATGTTTTAAAGTTTTTAGCTACTTGGATCCATGTTCTATAAACAGCCCCAGGCATTAAACTTCTATCTTCACCACCTGATTTCTCAAAGCGGTCTTGATTACGTTTTAGTGATGTCTCTAGATGAGTATAAACGTATAACATCATTACATCGTATCCTGCCTCTTTTAATTGGTCAACAAGTAGTTGAGTTTGTTTAGCGGAAGCAGCAGTTCCATCTAGAATAAATGAATCTTTGTTAGCTATGGTTTGTGGGATTTGTTCTCCTTTAAGTTTTTTAGTTGCTGCAGCCATTGCTTTCATAAAAGCACTTCTATTTTCAGCATCTGTATCTTTTTGGTTTAATGAAAAACCTTCTTCCTTAGATAAAGCTAAAATAGTATCATCTAAGTTTAAGATTTTAAGACCAGATAAATCTAAATCTTTTAGGATAGAGCCTTTACCCGCACCAGGGGCACCAGCGAGAATGATGGACTTTGGATTACCTTCAACCTCGTTTAATAATCTAATTAATGAAATCATTTAACGCGCGTTTTGTAATAAATATTACAGCTTTCTCTTGGCTTGCGTTCTAAATTCAGTAAATGCTGGTTTATGTTTTGGGTTTTCTAAGTCAAATAATGTTTTAACAGTTTTGAATATATCAAGATTTTTTTCTTGGCTACGAGATGATTCATACATTTCCCATCCTTTACCTTGGATTTTATCTTTTGATGATTTTCTTTTATTTGATTTTAGCCATAAAACACCATAGCGATCAGGTGTATGACCATAACATTCTTCATAACATTTACCATAAACCGCAGTTTGGAGATCGTATGTTGTTTGAAGATGGTTAGATGTTTTAAAATCTATAATCCATAATTCACCATCAATTTTACAAACCATATCACAAGTGCCTGCTACCTTTAGTTCATCTGAGAATAGATGTACTTCAGTCTCGATTAATTCAGGTTGGTATTCTTCCCAAAAATCAACAAAACGAAGAAACATTTGCCATACAAGTGTATCGTATTGTGGGTGTCCTGATTTGGATAAGAAATTCAATTCTTTACCATTTAAATAATCTTCGATCATCTCATGTGTTTCAGTACCTTGGTCAGCTGCTTTACGTACAATATGCTCGGAAGCGTATCCTACTTTTTTCAACCAATCTTCGAAGAATTTACCTTTTGGGTAAGCTCCTAAAACATAGGTGATAGATGGATAAAATTCGCCATTACGTTGGTAATAACGAGAATCGGGCATAGTAATTTGTTTGGCATCCTCAGATACTTCTAAAATACGTTTGTAAGAATTTTTTAGAACTTTCTTACTCATATAAATTGTAGTTTTTTAGCCATTAAATCATATTGGTCTAATGGTGTGGTTTTTTGAATGAGGTTAGTAATAGCTTTAAAGCCCATTTCTGATGGGTCTTTATCTTCTAGATCTACTAAATATACTTCTTTACCTTCATCCATTAATTGTTCACAAAACTTAACGGCATCTTTTTGAGCGTCTTTATCTAAAGCTATATATATTTTCTGCACCTGTGAGGTGACTATTTTTTTCATTAATTCTCTTTGGATGTGTTTACCTAATAGGGGTATAGCATTTCGTTTTATAGCCAGAGCATCAAACATTCCTTCAACTAAAATTAATGGAGAAGACCAATTGATAAATAACTCAAATGGTACAGTATCCTTACTCATTGGAGGGTTTTTATATTTAACTGGTGAATGGGGATTATAGTTACGGGATACAAAATAATTTAGGGAACCTTCGTGGGAATACGAGGGTATAATAATCATATAATCATAGACACCACCATCACAATAACCAATATTGTAGCGCAGTATATCCGCTTTACTTACACCACGTTTCTTTAAATATGCTAATGCTTGTCTGCCCTTAATGTCAGATTTTGTTAACTCAAGTAGGGGTTTAAACTCCTTAGGTAAATTAATTGCCTCTACTTTTTTGGTATTATCCCTATAATCTTTATAAGAGACGTGTTTTTTAATTTCAGTAATTTTCTCACTTGGAGCTTTAGCTTGTTTTAATAAAGTAACTAGATTAGTACCTTTTTTATTACAAACCCAACAATGCCAGGGATTTTTCTGTCCTGAAGTAAAATTGACCTCTAATTTAGGTTTTGAATGGTGGCAAAACGGACAATGATACGCTTGGTTACCACGTGCTGTAGATTTGCCTACTCCTAAAACGGAGTTTACTATGTTAACTAATAAATGGTTTACCATATAACGGTAAATGTAATAACCTATTTTTGTGATTCAAAGTCTTTTGTGAAAAACTTTCCAAGAATGTTATCATTAAAAAATTCATGAGGATTTTCTAAAACTTGGTATACAAATAATGCTTTAGTTTCCTCATAAGTTAATAATTTTTTATTAGGAGCCAAAGTTAAAATTTCTCGTTTAAAGTTTTCAGGGGGTTCATTATTTAATAACTCTAAAAGATGTTTATTAGAACCATAATAGGTTTTCCAATCAGATTCTTTTATTATTTGTTTGTAAGAAGGCTTACGTCCCTTGACACCTTCATACATCGCTAAATCTTTTTTTCCTAATTTTGCCTTACGAGTAAATTTTAATACTTTTTTACCAATATACATTTTACCACTAGGGATGTGAGTAACTCTATATGTAAATCCAAAAGTTGAAGGAGGAAAATCCTCTATTGAGGTCATCTCCTCACCTTTATACATCCAATTCATAATTTTTATCTGTCTAGATTAATATAGAACGTAGTATCAGTCGTTCTTGAAAGTGGGTAGGGTTGGGATAATTTTCCTACCGCTAAAAGATTTTGAGCATCATCATACAGCCCGATTGTTGTTACATATGGTTGAAAATAGCTTCCACTGGTAAATCCATATAAAGATCCATCTGTTGAGCCTGAGATTATTGTTGGGTTTAGGCTAAAATTGTATTCGCTTTCTCTAACTGTTGCTTTATATTGTGTCTCGTATATTGTATAAGAGGAAGAGAATGAGCAAGTTACATTAGCAGTACCTACAAAATCACTAGGAGAATTACCTCCAATATCTTGTTTAGTTAAAATAGCTAATCCATGTTGATAAATTATATTCCCCACATTTACACTAGCGGAAACAATATTACCATTTCCATCATCTGTAAAAATAGTATTTCTAGTATTATCTTCTAATCTAAAAGATTCGGGTTGAATATACTCCCCAAACAATTGAGATGGAATTGAAAATACTCCTATTGTTTGAGAAGAACTTGTTGGAAAAAATCTATCTTGAGTTAAAGTAGATTGAAGATAATTTTCATGTCTACCTGCTGAGCTTGCTGATCCAATTAAAGTATCTCCGTCAGGGGTATAACCAGGGAGCAGTTCAGGCACTGATACTGATGATCCTGCACTACTACTTAAAAAGTTTGAATAGTATAATTGTTTAACAGAATTATATACTAAAGCTTGGTATTCTATAGAAAGGGTTCCTGTAGTAGATTTATTAGTAGTAAAATCTGCATTAGTCCCTTGAAATCTATCTATTTGAACATCAGAGTCTCCAAACTCAGACTGTAGAAAACTAAAGCCCTTATTTACCTCAAATGGGGTAACAATTAAATCTTGTGCTAAAAATTGTTTGTATGCTGCCATTCATTTTAGAAATCTAGCTTAACTCTAA